GCTAAATTAACTGAAAGAGATGCAAAAGAATTAGTTGAATTTTTTGATAAAACAATTAGTGGTGTTAGTAAAAGAGCTATACCTGATATTGATGTTTCAAGATATAGAGAATTAACTCGTGAAGCAAGAGCAGCAGAAACACCAAGAACAGAAGATGCATTACGAGCAATTTTAGATTTTGAACCACCTGAAAGTGTAAGACGAGCAGCAAGCGAAGAAATTAATGCAATATTTGATTTAGAACAAAGAGCATTAGGTGGATATTATCCTGAAGAAACTCTTGGATTACCAGTCATTCCAATTAAACCAGTTACTACAAAACCAATAGGTGAAGAAGGTAATTTATTACCAGTTGCTGAATTTAGAGAATTAGGTAGTCCTCCAACGATTGGACGAGCTGAATCAATTGGAGCAGCTGAAGCGATTCCTTTTAATCCTTATGAAATGTCAGTAGCAGAATTAAAAGCAGAATTTGGACCAAGATATAATGAAGGAGCTGTAAAAGGTAAATTATTAACAAGTGTTGTTCCAGCTCAAAAAGGAACAGATTTTTATGGAAATCCAATATTAGACTCAACTGGAAAACAAGTTTTTTATGAAGCAGGACAAGCTACAAGACATGATATTTTACAGAGATTAATACAAAGAGGAATCATTGGGACACCTGACACTTATGAAAAATCACCACAAAAAAAGAAAATAGGTCGTCCTATTGGTTCAGGATTCTTGGAAGAAGTTCCTAAGTTTTTACAATTCGGAAAAATAGCCATTAATCCAAGAGCGTTATATTATGACAATAATTTAATTGTAATGAAACATAATAAACATCATTTAAATGGATTTAATAAAACAAAAGTAAGCGATCATTTTGTCAATGCTATGATGAAATTATTAAATAGTGAATCACCAAAACATGAAGATTTAAAACATTTTGATTTAAAAGAAAAAGAATTGTATGATACAGTCATTCATTTAGCAGGTTTACATAAACGAGTGGAACATAATTTAGACAGAACAAAACAAGCAATGAAACATCGTTTTGATTTATTAGATGGAGAGATAAATGCAGGAAATGATAATAAAGAAATAAAAAAAGAATTAAAACAATTAGTACATAGAATGGCTTTTGCTGGAATGATTACTCATCATGAAGCTCATCAATATCTTTATCCAAATATGAGAGAAAAATATCAAAATAGAGCCTCTAAATCCAAGAAATAAGGAAATTATTATCTTTAGTAATAATATATGTATCATCCAGCTCACATAGCCGCTCTTTCGAAAAAACAAGTTAGTAAATTACTTAACGGTCACCCTGTAAGAGTAAGAGGTGGCGGTCATCACAAAATACACATTTCAGCAGAACACCACAAAAAACTACATAAAGCACATGCTAAAGGTTGTGGTATTACATTAACTTTAGATCCTTATGCTATAGAACATAATCAACATCTCCGCCATGATGTAGGTATGGGTGGAAAATTAGGACAGAATTTTGGTAAATTTATCGTTCATGAAGGTCTTGAGCCTCTTATTACAGCAGGTGTAGAGCGTGGTGTTCGTGGTATTCAAACAGGTCATGGTATTATGAGTATGGCTAAGGCATTTACACCAAAACCAATGAGAAGAATGGTAAGTCGTAATATTAAGCGTGTAGGTGGTAATGTGAATCGTGGTAAAAAATTCGATAAATGGATGGGAAAAATCGGACACACTATTAAATCTATTGGTGATTACATTAAACCAGTAGCAAAACCATTACTTCGTGGAGCAACAAATATGGCTTTATCAAAAATGGGACAGCCAAGTCTTCCAAGTGGACCAAGACATTATTCAAAACCAGTTCAAGTAGCAACATCAGCACCTGAAGTTCAATATTACCCTGATGTTAGTGAACTCAATGGGGCAAGTGATTTAGGACTTCCACCTCTTCCTGATAATTACGAAATACCATACGGCAAAGCATATGCAGCAGGTATTCATCGTAGACATAAACCAAAAAGCAATTCCCATGGAATGGGTCGTAAAAAAGCACATCGTCCAAAACGTATCATGAGTGAGGCACAGAAAGCAGCATTAGCCAAAGGTCGTGCAGCTTTACGAATCCGTTTAAATGAGATGGGAGCAGGTCGTAAGACACCAAAACATCGTAAGACACCAAAACGCCATCATGGAATGGCCTTGGTGCCTGCTGGTTATTAATTTCTTATCATACTATAATGAGAGCAGGTTCTTTAAGTTCTAAACATTTAGAAGGATTACTCAATGCAAGTTATGATAAGAAAATACGAAATGTAGATGGTTTTCAACAAGATAGATCATTATCTACCAAAACATCAAAAGTATATGTAAATCCTGAAACAGGTCAAACTGTAGTAGCACACAAAGGAACATCAGGAATTATGGATTGGGGAAATAATCTCGTGTATGCTTTAGGTGGTAGAAAAGCATATAAACATACAAGCCGATTCAAAGAAGCTCATAAAGTACAAAAAGCAGCTGAAACGAAATATGGTAATAAAAATATATCAACTATCGGACATTCACAAGGAGGATTACAAGCCGAATTATTAGGACGACGAGGAAAAGAAACCATTACATTAAATAAGGCAACTAGACCATTTGCGAATAGTCCAGCAAAAAATCAAACAGATATAAGAACACAAAATGATGCTGTTTCGGCTTTAAATCCTTTTCAAACAATGAATCAAACACACTATATAAAGGGAAATTTAAATCCTTTAGCCGCTCATTCTATTGATACATTACAAGGAACAAATGAAACATTTGGTAAAGGTATTAAACTAAAAATGGGAGGCAATAATATCACAAGTAGTGATGATATTGACAAAATGTGTAAAGGAATTGTAGGATACAAAGGATGTTTTACAAAAGAAGAATTACCAAAATTAACAAATGGATTTTATGTTATTAATTTAAACGGACATAGTCATTGGACTTGTCTTATGAAAAATGGCGATATATGTTTTTATTATGATTCTTTTGGATTTCCAGCACAAGAAGAAATAGAGAGAAAGATGGGAAATTATGTTTATAATAATAGAGATAATCAAGATTTAGATGCATCATCTTGTGGTTTTTATTGTGTTGCTTTTATAAAATTTATGAGAGAACATGGTAATTCTATGAAAGCCTTTCAAACATTTGTCTCTCTTTTTGATAAAGATACAAAAAAGAATGACATGATATTACAAGCCATTCTAAAAGATTAAACACGATAAAATCCTAAAAAGTTCTTTCGTAAATGTCCACCTTTTTGACCTTTTAAATCTATCAAGAAAAAAGAACGAGGTTCGTTTGTAGCATCTTGATACATTTTTTTAAAATGTTCTTTTTCTATATCATAAACATTATGATTCTTTAAAATATTATTGACAGTATGTGTATCATTTAATTTAAATAAAATAAAATAATTAGCATTACGAGAAATTACTTTTGGTACAGATGTATAATTTTGAGCCATAAAAAAACTGGTAAATCCTGCTTTACGTCCTGAAATAGCAAAATCATTGAGTTTTTTCATATCTTTTGGTTTTAAATTAATCCAATCATCAAAAATAATAAGTTTTTCATGTTTTCTATCATCTTCAAATGATTTCACATCAGGTAATTCAGCAATATCTGTGATTACTTTCATTTCAGGTATTTTTTGCTTTAACATATTATAAAGAGGTTCATCACTTGAAACAGGATTAAAAAGAATGATATCATAAAAGGCTTCATCTTTCCTCGATAAAAAATCAATAAGGGCATTAGTTTTACCTGTCCCTGTTTGTCCAATACAAACAATAATCGAATTTGGTAAAATATGATGTTTTTTAAAATGTTTATCTGTTTTGTTATTTGATTTTAAGTCTTCAGGTAATTTATCATACCAATTGACAACTTCCATATATTATACAACAACATTATTTTTTTCTAAACTTCTCTTTTCATTTTGTTTTTCATTTAATTTTTTTCTATTCATCTCACGATATTTTTTTTGATAGTCTTTTCTATCTTCAGCAAGTTTATTTTTATTAATTTCATAATATTCTTTTTGATAATCTTTTTGATATAATGAAATGGTTTCTTTATTTATTTCATTATACAACTTACATTTTTCATCATGTTTTTCCAATTTTTAAAACACCATTATAAGTTAATCCTTCAATATAATCAGTGCTTAACTGTGTATTTACATTTATAATACTTGTGTTTATACCAGCAGAAAATGTCTCTAATGCTGTTGCTGTATCCATAGTAGTTTTTTGTAAATATAAAGCATTTGCTTGTGTTAATGTAAGATTCGAAGTTTGTCCTGTCTCAAATATAGTAGGATTAAAATTTAAATTAGAAAAAGAATATAATGGTGGATTATATGCCGTCATATATTAAGTTTTTAAAATAATTTTAAGTAATTCGTGTAATTGTAACATATATAGTAGTTATACCAATTGAAACACCTGATGATTTACCATTTAAATACCATGAAGCGGTTGATGTAGTATTGATAATGACTGTATTTCTTGAAATGCATCCACTTGTTGATGATGTATTACCACCTGCCGCTCGTGATGAATCTGATGAACCTGTAGTAGATGATATATAATGTTCGAAATAAGCAATTGATGAAGCATTTACAAATAAAGAAACTTCAACTATCCAAATACCAGCAGGAACAGAAAAACTAGACCATTGTGTAACTGTGTTTGCTGTTCCTGATGTTGTTGCTGTTCCATTTGTTACAAGTGTAGTTCTATAACCTTGTGAATTAGTTGAAAGAGTTGGTATAGAAGTATAAGTAAGTTGTAAAGGATAAAATGTTGAAAAAGGAGAAGCAACATTAAAAGCACTTGTAGAAGAAGCTCCAACAGTAATGTTTGTAGATTGACCGCCATTTGTAGCAATATTAATAGCACCTGTTCGTGAACCATTTACACCAATATTTAATACTCCTGATGTTTGTAAATTGCCTATGTCTACAGATCCTGTTGCATTTGTAATGTTATTAATACCACTACCAGTGATGTCTAAACTACTACAATGAACTGAATTTGTATTATTATTGATTTTAATTGTTTTTGTTCCAGAATCAGCACCAATTGAAATAGCAGGTGAAGCGTCTGTATTTCCAGTATTGACTGTAGCAATAGTAATTGTTCCAGTATTAGAAGAAGAACCAATAAGTAAATTGGAAGCAGTAGTAGTGGTGGCAACACTATTAGTAGCAATACCAGATGAAAATGTCTCTAAAGCTGTTGCTGTATCAGCTGTGGTTTTTTGTAAATAAAGAGCATTGGCTTGTGATTGTGATATACCAGATGTGGATGTTGGAAAGAATGCAGGATTATATATACTCACAGTATAAGTAGGAGGATTAAAAGCAGACATATATATTAAGAATGTAAAAAAAATATATATATTCAATATATATGGCTTATTCTCTTGTTTTAAATAGTTCTAATAATGTAAATACTACAACAAACACTCAATTTAAATATAACTTTTTAGGAGGCAATTTTCATGCTGAAGATATGGAGATGTGTGTATCCAGTATAACAATACCATATTCTTTTTTCAATGTATCACAGTTTTACAATAACCAAATATTTCAGCTTATTTTTCCTACTGGTGCAACAACAGCCACATTAACCATTACATTAACGTCAGGATTTTATACTGTAACAGATATACAAAATTTTATTCAAAATCAAATGATTTCTGCTGGTTATTATCTTATCAATTCATCCAAACAAAATGTTTATTATTTTACAATTGCTACAAATACTACTTATTATACTACTCAAATTGTATGTAGTGCTGTTCCTACTACATTACCATCAGGATATAGTTATGCATCAAGTGGAGCATATTCTACATCTGGTGGTCTACCTTCAACATCAAATCAAGTTCCTCAGTTAGTTATATTAAGCACAAACACATTCGGAACAATTATCGGATATACAGCAGGAACATATCCAGCTACAGCAACACAAGCATCAGGAGTTTATACAACAACAGGAACACTTACCCCAGTAGGTTCAACTGTAAATAGTATAGTCATTCGTTGTAGTATTTTAAAAAATAATGTCACTGTTCCAAGTGATATATTAGATGGATTCCCTATCAATGCTACATTTGGAAGCAACATAACATATAACCCCAGTTTCGAAAAATGGATTACTGTAAATAATGGTACATTTAGTAATTTCTATATAAACTTTGTAGATCAAAATTTAAACACAATTTATGCTAATGATCCAAATATTGCTGTGACATTATTAATTAGAAAAAAAACAAATTCAAAAATATAATCTTTATACATAATATAATGAAACATTTACATGCTATGGTTCATTCACACAAACACTTTCATAAACTTAGGCATTTACAACATCAGGCAATGCATCATGCTAAGCATATACACGGTAAAATTCACAGCCATCTCTCTCATGCTAAGCATCATTTAGGACACATGCATCATGCTAAACACATCGCTCATCACGCTCATGGTGGAGCAGCACAGAAGAGAGAAGGAGGTCGCCATGCATTAAAATTTAAAATGTAAATATATATGGATAATCCTTTAGTAGAAGATATGTCAGATAAAACAGACGAGCATAATTGGAGTAAAGACATTGAAGAACAATTAGAAAATATAAAAGAAAATTCAAGACAACAAGCAGATATATCTAAACGCCAATATTTAGAATTATTATTTTTACAAAAATATTTTAAAATACCTGTTATAGTATTAAGTGGATTGAATAGTATTTTTGCAATAGGATTAAATAATTTTATGGAACAAAATATTGTCTCTATTTTAAATTGTATAATAGGTTTTATAGTTGCTACAATGGGAAGTATAGAATTATATTTAGGAATCACAAAAAAGATGGATATAGCATTAAATTCATATCAATCTTTTTATTTATTAAGTATAAAAATAAACAACTGTCTGAGGTTAGAACGAGAACATAGAACAGAAAATGATGCCAAAGCCTTTTTAACAGCATGTTTAGCAGAATACGAACAACTTTTCTCTCAAAATAATATTAGTAATGAATATTATGAAGATAAATTAACAAATATAGAATTAATTGTAAATAAATAATCTTTTTCTATTTTATATGCCAGATTATTCAAAAACCGTGATATATAAAATACAGCATAGAGAAAAGCCAGAATTGTTATATGTAGGATGTACAACTAATTTTAATGCAAGAAAGAATCAACATCGTAGCCGATGTAATAATGTAGCAGATAAAGAACACGACCATTATAAATATATCATGATTAGAGAGAATGGTGGATTTGATGCATTTGATATGACACCAGTAAAACAAATATCATGTCAAACAAAATTAGAAGCAATGATAGAAGAAGAGAGAACAAGACAAGAATTAAAAGCAAATTTAAATGTTATGACAAATCCAAAATTAATTATAGAAAAAAAACCTGATCCAGTTCGTCCTTTTCTCTCGATTAAAACAAAACAATATACAGAAAAAGATTTAGTAGATTAATATATATGCCTGATGAATTAAGTCGTTATATTCATGATTTTATACGTCCACAATTATGGCGTAAAGGTTCTTATATACATCAACATAGTTTATTTTTTAAATATGAATTAGGAAGAGAGATAAGAAAAGGAACATTGTTAAGAATATTAAATAATGTAATATTTATAAGAGAATTTCTCTCTATATTATAATGCCATATTTATATAATAACAAGGGCATATATAATAATAATGGAGTGGAAAACAATTGAAATTAATCCAAAATATGAAGTTTCTAATTATGGAGAAGTTCGTAATAAAAAAACAGGACGAATATTAAAAACTTTTTTAGATAATTCAGGTTATAAAACTGTAGGATTAGGTTCTAAAATAAGACATCAAAAAATTCATTGTTTAGTTGCATATACATTTATAGGAGAAAGACCTAATAATTTAGAAATAGATCATATAGATAGAGACAAACTTAATAATAAATTAGAAAATTTAAGATATGTAACTAAACAGCAAAATAAGTGGAATAGAAAAACAAAACAAATAAGAGAATGGATACTTATTGATAAAAAAACAAAAAAAGAATATACTTATTATAAAGTAGAATATTCAATAGAACTAAATATACCTCATACTAAATCATTTAATACATTAGAAAAAGCAGAAAAATATTTAGAAGAACTAAAAATAAAATATCCAAGAATTATATAATGTCTCCATTTGTAATTCGTAAAGTTAAAAATCAAAATCTTTATTCAGTAAAAAATAGAGACACAGGACAGGTTCATTCTTATGGAACAACAAAAGAGAATGCCTTGAAACAAGTAAGGTTATTATATTTATTAGAGAGAAAGAAATAAATTATCTTCATTATAATCATTAAAATCAATAAATAACCATAATCTTTTTATATTAATTTACCATAAAATATGTAATGCAGCATATCCTTTTGTTCCTTTTATATTATCTTTAGAATGACGAAGATGATATAAACGACGCCTTTCTAATGCATATTCTAAACCATATAATTCAATAAAAGTTGGAAAATCTCCAAAATTTAAATTTCCTATACTAAATAAATAATCATTATTTTTATATACATCTATTTTTTTATCTTTTTTTGTTGATGGTAATATAGTATATCCTAATTCTTTTGCTCTTTGATAAGAATAATTTTTGATTTGGTACATATTATTTGTCTCTATTTTAATTTTCGATTCAAATTATTTTTTATTATAAATTGATTATAAGCTTGTTTCGCTTCTTGCTCTGTATTATAAATACCTATCACAATGTATTTATAATTCATCATACATCTTACAAAATAAGTATTATTCTTTTTCCATATACAAGCCATTATTAAAATAAAATATATTGTATTTATATGCCTATTATAGATAATCCTAAATTATATGCTAAAGCAAAACAAATAGCTGATGAGAAATATTCAAAACCATTAGCATATAAATCAGGTTTTATAGTAAAGACTTATAAACAAATGGGAGGAACATATACAGAAGATAATAAACCAAAAAATTTAGCAAGATGGTATAAAGAAGATTGGAAAGATATCGGAGGATTAGATTATCCAGTATATCGTCCAACAAAAAGAATAAATAAAAAAACACCATTAATACCAAGTGAAATAAAAAATTTAGAACAACAAATATTATTAAAACAAATTTATAGAGGAAATCATAATTTACCAAAGTTTGTCTCTAAATAACGATGAATAAAAAATTGAATGAAGAATAAATAGTAATAATATTGATAAAATGTCTATTAAAGGAGAAATTACGATTCCATCAGCAACTATATTCTTGATAATGTCTTCTAATGGTGAGAATGATAAATTTCTTAATAAATTCTGTAAATATCTTGGTAATTTAAGTGAATTATATTTAGAAGTAGCAGATGTATATATGTCTGATTATGGAGAGTTTAATTATTTTGGAACAGGATGTCATAGAATACTATGGGCTATATTAAAAGCATTTAGTGAAATGAAAGGAACACTATTAAATGAATATTATGTAGATGTAGAAGAACATATGATAGAAAAAAAAAGACAAGATGAAGAGATAATGGAATTAGGTGAAGAAATAAAAAAATTAGAACTTTTACAAAATGTATTAAAAGGACAGAAATTTACATGCAAGATAGAAGGAAATGATGAATATAGTATAACATTTTATCACTGAGGCTATGGCTGAGATTATGGCCGAGGCCGAAGGCCGAGGTGATAGAAAGAATGAGAGCATATATGTATATATTCTTTTTAATTCTAAAAAAAGAATAAATATTTTACAGCTGAGATTATGGCCGAGGCCGAAGGCCGAGGTAATAGAAAGAATGAGAGCATATATGTATATATTCTATTATTAATCTAAAAAAGAATGACACTTATACATATATATTCTAAAAGAATGACT